CGGCTACAAAAGGATCAATTAAAGGTGCAGATGGTGCTTTAGTGGTAGCAGGTGGTATTACAGATAATGCTACTGTAGCAGCTTCTGTTGGAGCAACTGCTGGAACTGGAACAGTTACAGGAGTATTCACATATACAATTGCGGATAATGCTCAACCAGGCGAGTCACAGTCGCTATAATAAATTAATTTAAGGAGCTCGAAAGAGCTCCTTAATATAAGGAGATAAAATGAGTTATAAAAGTGATGTAAAACCAGTTTTTATAAATTCTGCAAACGCAATTGCATTTACTGGAAGAACAAGACTTCGAGGATATGTAGTTCAATCAACAGGAAGTTCAGGAACTTTAATAATTAATGGTTTAGCAAATGCTACAACTGTTAGTTCTTCAACTAATACACAATTATTTTTCACAGTATCTGTTGGTGCTGGACAAACTGAAGCTTTAAATATTCCAGAAGATGGAGTTTTATATTCTCAAAATAATGGAATTGGAGTAGTAGATGGTATCGGTGTAACAGCTAATTCATCTTCATTAACTGCGATATTATTTATAGATAAATAGGAGAGTAGATGACTACCTCTGGAACTACAAGTTTTAATCTTGAACTAGATGAGCTTTTTGATGAAGCTTACGGACGTGTAGGTATTGGAGCAACTAGATCTGGTTATCATTTAAAAGCAGCAAGAAGAAATCTTAATATTTTATTATCAGAATGGGATAACAGAGGTGTTCATTTATGGAAAGTAAAATTAGCTGCAATTCCATTAGTGCTAGGTCAAGCTGAATATAACCATGCAAACGATCCTACAAATTATCCAAATGATATCAACGATGTATTAGAAGCATATATTAGAAATAATACAACTAGCACTGCTCCGGTAGATGTATCTCTTACTAAAATAGATAGATCTGCTTATGCAGCTTTACCAAATAAATTATCACAAGGAACACCTTCTCAATATTATGTGGAAAGAACCACTAGTCCAAGTGTATTTTTATATCAAACACCAGGAACAGGATTTTCTAGTGCGTCTACACCAAGTAATTTTCAACTAAAATTTTATTATCTTGCAAGAATAGAAGATGGTGGAAAATATACAAATACTCCAGATGTTGTATTTAGATTTTTACCATGCTTAACTTCTGGTCTTGCTTATTATTTAAGTATTACTTATCAACCTCAAAAAACAGACATGTTAAGATTAATTTATGAAGATGAAATGCAAAGAGCTTTAACAGAGGATGGTCAACGAACCTCGTTGTTTATATCACCAAAAACATTTTATGGAGATGGTGTATAATGACAACTTTTGCTACAGGTAAAAAGTCTTACGCTATATCGGATAGATCTGGCCAACGATTCCCGTATGATGAAATGGTAACCGAATGGAATGGATTATTTGTTCATATTTCAGAATACGAACCTAAACAACCTCAATTAGAACCAAAGGTACCAGGCAACGATCCGCAAGGATTGCTTAACGCAAGGCCGGATCGTGTGGAGCCATTATCAGTTGTATTATTATCTTTTAATCCTTTTTTATCAACAGCAAGTAGTTCTACTATTTTAATTAATGAACCAGGTCATGAAAAAACAACTGGAGATAAAATTATATTTATCAATGCAAATGCATTTAATGGATTTACCAATGCCATGTTAAATACAACACTTGGATTTTCATTAACGGTTGTTAATACTAATCAATACACCATCAATGCTCAAACAACCGCAAGCGCGGGAGGAAATTTTGGTGGAAAACCATCTGTTGGTCCTTCTGCTGTTGCATTACCTAATGATGCTTTTAAAGTTACAGCAGGTAGTTCAACCATACAAGTCAATCAACCAGATCATGGAAAATCTACAGGAGATACAGTTAAGTTTCAAAATTTAACGGTGGTAAATGCATTTTTAACTGCTTCTGGTTTTTCACAATCAGTCTTAACAACTTCTTCTGGATATAGTATAACAATTGTTAATAAAGATAATTACAGCTTTAACGCATCGTCAGGAACGGGTACGATAAGTACAACCATTGGCGGCGGATCGGCGACCGCGGAGACAATATAATATGACACTAACATATTCACAATTAGTAACTCAGATTAGAAATTATACAGAAGTAGATAGCAATGGATTATCTGATTCTACTATTAATGTTATTGTTCAAAATGCTGAAAATAGAATTTTTAGAGAATTAAATATTGATGCTTTTAGATTATATGCATCAGCAGTTACAACTGCAGGAACAACTACAATTTCTGTACCATCTGGACTTCGTAATATTAGATATGTTGAAATGATTACACCTGGAACAAATGAAGTATCTACTTTAGAACAAAAGGATAGTTCTTACATGGCAGAATTTAATAATTTACCTGGTAATTCTACTTATTATGATAAACCTAAATATTATGCAAACTGGAATGAAACTACATGGTTTGTAGCGCCAACACCTAATACTAATTATGCAATTAATATTGCTTATTATTCACAAGGAACTTCTATAACTTCTGGTAGTTCAACAACTTCAACAACTTATATATCTACTTTTGCTCAAGATTTATTACTTTATGGTTCTTTAGTTGAAACATATAAATACTTGAAAGGTCCTGCAGATATGATACAAGTATATGAACAATCTTATCAACAAGCCAGAGAATCATTTGGTGTTGAACAAACAGGTAGAAGAAGAAGAGACGAATATGTTGACGGCGAACCTAGAGTTGTGGTAGATTCTCCGCCACCAAGTAAATATTAAGGAGTTAATATGGCAAATATAGTACCCGATAGTTTTAAAAAAGAATTATTTGAAGCAGTTCACGATTTTACAGCTGCAACAGGCGATACATTTAAATTAGCACTCTATTCAACTGTTTCAGGTTTTTCTGCAGCAGGAACAACTGCATATACAACTACAAATGAAGTGAGTGGCACAGGATATACTGCAACAGGAGCAACGCTTACAAATATTTCACCAACAGTTGCACAAAATATTTCATTCGTAGACTTTTCTGATGTAACTTTTTCAACAGCTACACTTACTGCTTCTGCAGCATTGATTTACAATACATCAAATTCTAGTAAAGCAGTTGTGGTATTGGATTTTGGTGGTAATAAAACTTCAACGAACGGCGACTTTACTATTCAGTTTCCAGCAGCAAACTCAACAAGTGCAATTTTGAGAATATCATAATAGGTAACTATTATGGTTGAATTTACAGTCACTGTCCCTTACGGAACAGGTTATGGTTATTATATTAATGGTGTTCAAAAACCTGTTGTACCTGTTGTAACTGGCGGAACTTTTAGATTTAATCAAAACCACTCAAGTAATAATAATCACCCATTAATTTTATCTACCACAACTAGCACAGGTGGAATTATTTCAAGCGGTGTAAGTTATTATTTAGATGGTGCATCTAATCAAGCTAATTACACTAATACATCTTTATTCAACGCTGCAACTGTAAGATATATAGAAATTACAGTCGCTCAAACATCAGATTTTTATTATTTATGTAACGTTCATGGTTTTAGTATGGGTAATGTTATGAACATTACTTATATCACATGGGGAGCACTTGGTTGGGGTGTTGGTGAGTGGGGTTATCAGAATGAAGACGCAATTGTACCTATTGATATAACTAATGCTTTATCATTAAATTCAGGAACTGTATCTGTATCTGGTAAAGCAGAAGTTGCTTTAACCGGAAATGATTTACAAGTTCAAACTGGAACTTTACAATTTTCCGGTAAAGCATTTGTAAATGTAACTGAAAATGGTTTAAATTTAATTATTGGTAATGCGACTGTTAATCAAATTATAGATGTAGATGTTGATACCAATTTATTACAAGTATTAACACAAAATCCAAATATTATTGCTGGCGGAAATATAACTGATGCCGTTGTTGGCGAAGAATTAAATGTTAATATTGGAACAGTTTCATTTAAATTAGATAATATAATTACTGCAGCAGGATCAAGTGTTCAAATAGGAACAGGAACGGTTATTATTGAATTACCTTCACTTTTTACAGTAACAGGATCAAGTGTCGTAACCTCTGTTGGAACAGCAACTATATTTACTGGTGTTTTTGTCGACGTTACAGGTTCTTCTGTAGTTTTAAATTCTGATAATATAAATGTACTAGCAGATGCTAAAATTTTACCATCAGAATCTAGTTTATCTATAAATGTTGGTACAGTTAATATTGCATCTATCTATCATGTTACAGGAAATCAAGTAACTGTTGGTACTGGAAGTCTTACAATATCTGCAAAAGCTGCTGTGATTCCTACAGGAAGTTTATTGACAGTAGGCGTTGGAAGCCCTATTATATATGGCTGGAATATTATAAATCCAACAACAGGTCAAAGCTGGTCTGCTATAAACCCAACAACAGGACAAACTTGGGTTGATATAACTTAATAAGAATGATATGGAGAATTTAATATGGCAAGTACATTTAGTAATTTAGGTTTTAATTTACAAGGAACAGGTGATAATTCTGGTACGTGGGGATCTATTACTAATGTTAATTTACAAGAAATAGATAACGCAATTTCTGGTGTTGTAACTGTAACACTTACTGGAAATACAACATTAGCATTTACTACAAATATAAATTCAACGACATTTACTGATGAAGCAGGAAGAAATAAAACAATTATTTTATCAGGTTCATTATCTGCAACAACAGTTATAGTTACAGTTCCGAACGTTGAAAAAGATTACGTTATTATAAATAATTCTGGTGCAACGGCTACTATTTCATCTGGTGGTTCAACAACAGTATCTATTGCAACTGGATTTAAAAGTTATGTTATTGTAGATGCATCTACAACTTCAGTAATATCTACAGATGATAGACTTACAAATATTATAGCAGTTAACTCAACTGTTACCAATGCAGTATTTTCAAGCACTGTTAACTTAACAACTCAATCAGAATTAAGGTTTCAAGATACAACAGGTGGTCAATATGTTGGTATTAGAGCATCTACAACAATAGCAACTAGTTTTACCTTGAATTTACCAACAGCAGATGGTACAAGTGGACAAGGTATAGTTACAGATGGTAGTGGTAATTTAAGTTTTTCAAATGTAGCTAGTAATGGTTTTGCCATTGCAATGGCTGTAGCGTTATAATATAAGGAAATAATATGGCACAAAACTTTAGACGATTTACAAGCAACAACGTAGGTACTTCTCCTGCAACACCTTTTACAGCTGATTCATTTGATACAGTAGTTGGAATATCAGTTGCTAATATTACAGCAGCATCTGTTAATGCTGATGTTTATATTAATGATGGCACTAACGATATTCATTTAGTTAAAAATGCTCCAATTCCATCTGGTTCTTCATTACAGGTTTTAGATGGTGGAGCTAAATTTGTTATGCAAAGCGGAGATGCACTTAAAGTAGTTTCAGATACAGCTGCATCATTAGACGTTTGGATATCAGTCGTAGATGATATTTCAACATAGGAGATAATTATGCCTTTTATAGGAAATCAACCAGCAAGAATTCCTCTAACTTCTGCTGATATAACAGATGGTATTATTACAAGTGCAGATTTAGCTAGTGGAATACTTTCAACTTATGGATTATTTAGAAAAGTTGACCCAACAATTGTTGCATGGACTAGAACAGGCAATT